GGATGCCCACTGGGATTCGAACCATAAAATTCGACGAGATCTCCATTGAAATCAGTTAAAGGATATGCTGTATCTTCAGCAATACCTCTCATGATTAGGATATCTTCTTCGTCAAAGTTCTTGGAACTCATACAGATGGTTATCATCACATGGAATGCGGCCTTAATAAATGCGGGGGGCATACGCTTATCATAGGCCTTGTAATCTCCTGCAACAATTTGGTTTGTGCCAAATGTCGCGAGATACTTGTATATATCACCCCACTCGCTCGACTGACAAATTGTGCCAGGAGCAGCCTCAAATATGAATTTGTTGCGTTGAATGACACGAATCATAGACAGGTAGTACTTGCGTACCACTAGGCTCCAATCGAATGGAGCTCCTGAAAAGACTCGTGTTTTTCCCATTTCTCGTTTTTTGTGAGTAACGGGTTCATCTTTGAGGTGTGCACAAAAATTGGGATGTGCACGCTTCCCATTCTTATAGTTGTCGATTATCTCTTTCATTCGATCCATGATTTCATCACTAGCTTCCACAGGCTCGAGGTTTTCACCTCGAGGTGCTATGGCAGTAAGAAAATATTTCTTGGATTTCTTCCAGGGATTACCGGCACTAGTGTTCCGATTCATCTTATCTACATATGTGACGCCAGCAGCTCCGTTGAGAGCTGTAAAGTCGTCATACACATTTAAGAGTTTGATTTCTTCGGGATCTAGTTCTTTAAGAATTGTTTGAGCAAATTGTTCGGTCACGTATTTGAGTGAGGACATGTCAATGTCTGTCACTGGATTAACAAGATCGAGAGCAGCAATTCGCCATGGTTTCCACCCACCCATAACTGGTGCGGTGTACTTGGTTGAATACCCTTTCTCTTGCAAAAAGGCATTCATGGGTGTCTGCTCGACACGAGACTTTGGAGCAATCTTGAATCCTGTGAAGGATCCGTACACGGTCGCGGAACCGTGATCGATATATCGGAAGACCGACTTTTTCGAGAGTTCTCCTACTTCGCGTTGTTTGGATTGTGCGGACAATTTAGGTGCATCAGGAACAATTCGTTCCTCTTTTCCCAAAAATTGATTGATCAATGTTTGTGAGAAAAATAGGCTTTCAGCCTTTGCGCCTTTACCGGCCACATGAATCCCTAAGAGGTCAGGACCTTGGGGGGTCTGTAATAAGTATGGACTACCACATTGACCAGGTTGAGTTGGAACTTTAACCTGGGTAACGTAGCTATCGTGTACTAATGTTTTACCTGTAAGATCTTTGAAATGAGAAAAATCTACAAGGTTCTCCCTCTTAGCTCGTATAAATGTATTTTGACATACCTTACCATCATCTCCTCGTGAGATGATTAAACCTTTACCTGAACCATTAAACGAATCATTCGGAAACAATTGTGTAATGTCCTTAAAAGGTGGTAAATGGGGTACTGTCAGAATTGCGACATCGTGATCTGGGAAGACCATGACATCACATTTACTCATAGCGAATGCAACATTTGTGGTAACTCCGTTGCAAGAGCTCTGTCGTATTAAACGTATATTCAAGATATCTTCATCCAGTTTAAGGGTATGAAGGTTAACCATTATCTTGTGTCCTCCAAGTGCTAAAGCAATTCCATCTCTCACGAGATTCTTGCCATTGCTCTTGAAGGCCTGTTTAATCGACATTACGTTGGTACTCAACTTATCTATCACTTGCTGATCTGTTAATGATTTCCACGACGTGGTTTGACGGGAAACATCGAAATCAGTAAGTTCAAAATCGTTTTTGTACCAAGGATTTTCGCGTTCTTCTTTTCCTGTTG